CCGCGATGGGTCACAGCAATGGCTCACCTGATCAACAGCAAGAAGCCCGATGTCTTCAGATGGCATGACAGCGGCGACGTCCAGGACCCTGAGCACTTACACAAAATTTATGCTGTCTGTAGGTTGACACCTTCAAGGCGTCATTGGTTACCGACTCGTGAGGCATGGATCAAGGACCACCTGACAGACAAGCCAGACAATTTAGTCATACGATTTAGCGCGCCAATGATGGACCAATTGGCGCCTGACTCGTGGCCTAACTCTTCAAGCGTTATCACAAGAGACCATCCCTGGTTTGGTGCAACGTCAATTGTTTGTCCGAGCTCAAAGCAAGGCAATCAGTGTTTAGATTGTAGACAATGTTGGAATCCTGATATAAAAAATATATCATACAGAGCACATTGAAATGTTTAGGCACCCAAAATATTATAAAGAATTACGTAAGCGTAATAAAACGGATCAGGCCATTAGCGACGAAGCTTCGACGGAAGCGACAAGCGTGCGCTCTGGTCCGGGCCCCAAGCAACAAGCTTCAAGCGTCAAGCCCCAAGCTCCTGAAGCATCAAGCGGCAAGCATCAAGCCCCAAGCAACAAGCCTCAAGCTTGAAGCCACAAGCAACAAGCTCCTTGATCCTAGAACCACGGAAAAGTTTCACGGTGCCTGAACCAAGGTGCTCAATGCAGATAAAGGTGTTGTTAGGATGGCGTATGTGGAACGCTATTTGGTGTGGTGAAAACCGGATCTTATTACCCTTTGTTACTTTTAGTTCTATAGTGAAAAAGTGCCCAGAATTATTATAGCCCAATAGATCAGGAGTACCGGATAAGCTAAGATTTTCAAGTCTGATCCAGGAAATTTGTGATATAGATTTTTTAATTTTTTCATATAATTTACGCTCTGGTGCCATGTATTTTTCAAGGTAACTCCTGTGTTATAAACTTAATAATCTTTTATGTAACCAGGAGGTAAAATAAGTTTTTCTTCTCGATTTGGTTTCAATACAACTCGCAAAGAAGTATCCATCGGATTATTACTTGCGTGAACTTCTAGGTAACCTTTTTTTGTCATGATGTAAATCTTTGCATCGCTGACTGCGTTACCTCTACGACCTTGTTGTCCTTCAGTAAACTTTTCTAAATACTCTTGCAGGTGTTTGACGTACATTATTTTGCCACCTGACGACTTAAATCTTCTATCACTTTTTTATAACCATGCAATAAATTTTCTAATTCTATGCATCTTGATTTATATTTTTTTAATTCTTGTATTTCTTGTCGTAACATTTTAATTAATTGCTTATAACCATCGTCGTCTTTCATATTGACTTTATAGGATAGTTACCTTAAATTGTCAATCATGGGATTGCCAAAGAGACTTACAGAGATGCAACAGAGATTCGCCGAGTTTTTAGTATTCGGAGGACCAGATGGACCTATGACACAAACAGAAGCAGCACTTGCTGCTGGATATAGTCCTAAACGTGCAAGACAAGAAGGATCAGAACTTTGTAATCCAAAACTCTCACCATTAGTTGTAAAACACATTGGTCAATTAAAAGAAGAGAGACTTAAAAAACATGAGGTCACCTACGACGGACATGTAGCAGAACTTGCAAGACTTAGAGAAGCCGCTTTAAAAAAAGGATCATTCTCTTCAGCAGTGAATGCGGAAGCAAACAGAGGAAAAGCAGCAGGATTATACATAGATAGGAAGATAATAAAAACAGGAAAGTTAGAGGACCTATCAGAACAAGAATTAGAAGCAAAGATGAAACAGATTTTAGACGACTACGCACAGATAATTGATGTGACGCCATCTACAACTTCTGAATCTTCTTTACCCAAGCCCGAGGAATCATCGTCCGATCCCCAAAAGTAATTTCGTTATCATCTTTATCGTAAGACGCAAATAATTTTATTGATTTGTTATCTTTGGAATACAACCAACCCTCGTTAACAGGTCTTGCTAATTTCATCTTATCAAACTCTTTGTC